TCCTTGACATCTTCCATGTTCGCGAGGCGACCATAGTTGCTGATGCTGTACTCGATCTGGGCCAATGTAGGCACACCCAGCAGTGAGTAGTCCACGCCTTGGATGCACTGGCTGGTGCCCTCGTACCAAGTCAGTGTAACCATGAAGCCCTCGACGCTCTCTACTGTGCGCACTTGCGCTTCTGGGCTGTCGCTGGTGACCACCAATTGGCCTGCGTAGATGTCTTTGAGTTTGATAGATTTTTTCATTTCGCTGTTTCCTTCTCTGTTGATTAACACTGTTGAATAACACGCAAGTCAGTGGTCAAAACCACACGGTTGCCTAACTCATCCCAGCCCTCGGCCAGAGAATCCTTGGCCTTGCGGATTTGACCTACTTGGTTGGTCACAACCAACTGGTGGGTCTTAGGCAGGCAAGCCCAGATGTTGGTGATGCCGTTGCCATTGGCTGTCAAGACAAAGTCAACGATTGCGCTCTGCTCTTTACGGGTTGTTGTTGTGTATGTCATTTCGCTTTTCTTTCGCTATTAACTGACTATGCGGAATTGCTGTGTCAGTGATGCAAGTGTAACACTGTATTTCACCTTGACAATACTTTTCTAAATTATTTTCTAGGTGCTTTCCCTAATGGGGGCCGTAGCCCCCAGTGGTTTAGATTTTCTTGAAGGCGGCGGCTGAAATGAACTTGCCGTCAACATAGATGCGTGCAGGGAACTGGTTGAACAATTTGCCCTTGACTGACACATTGATGATTTGGTTTTGCTCAATCATCACTTTTTTGTCACCCTTCATGCCAGTGATGCGGAAGTTTGCGCCGCTGATGCGAAGCACTTTGCTGTCTGTCAACTCACCAGCCTTGGCGTTCACTTTGGCGATCAACTCGTCTGCAAACAACTCGGCCTGATCTTGAGCGTACTCATTGGTGTTGTCTTCGCACAAAACGATCTCGTCGTTCATACGGTCACCAAGGCGCTTTGTGCATGGGCGCACTGTCAAAGACCAGAGGCTGTAATGCTTGCTGTTGTACACGCCACGGAATGTTGGGCCAAAGATTTCATGCAAGCGGTTGAATTGAAATTTCACGCTGGAAATAATTTGGGCTTTGAATTCTGCTACCAATTCGTTTTTGAGTTCTGTGTTCATTTCGCTGTTCCTTCTCTTTTGGCTGACTATGCAGGTTTGCTGTGTCAGTGCTGTAAGTGTAACCGATTATTTCACTTGGCAACACTTTTTTTAAATATTTTTATCAGGACAAACCCTAGTATTCGCTGGCATCCTTCAAAACCTGCCTGCGGTCGGCCTTGACCTCCTCCACCAGCCGCTCGTACTCGTCCCTTGGCACATCCACCGTGATGTCTTTGCTGTAGTCGTCAAACACAAACACCTCGAACTCTTCGGCGTAATCTGGGGCATAGGGGTAATTCAGTTCCGCTGGAATGTAGTTGTAACCCACGGTCACATCCTGCACGGTCTCGCCGTTGTCAAAAGATACGACATCCTGAAAGGTGCGGTCTACTGTTGATGCTCTCATTTTGATTCTCCTTACGCTGTTAACAATGAAGCCAGATGCTCTGGCGAACCTTCGCGGTACACGCCACCAACGAACGCGTAGTAGGTCACACCCTTGGCGCTCATCAGCACTCCCACTGCTGGGTGCAGGTCTGTGCGTGGTGTGAACTTGGCAATGCGCTTGGCGCGTGCGGCATTTGCTTTGGCATGACGCGCCTCAAAAGCGTCGTTCTCGTTGCGCTTCTGGGCCATTGCATCTGATAGGTATTTCATTTTTTTTTCCTTCGCTTTTAGATTGACAAGAATTTTTGAACCCAGCGTTTTGCTTGGGCCAAAGACTTGAAGTTCTCATAAGCAGAGTCAGTGCTAGTCTGCGCATATGCGCTGTACTCTGTGCCGTCAAAGTAAACCTCACCGCGCACATCACCACTACCAATGATGTGTGATCCCAATTTACGAGTCCATGTTGTGTTTGTCATTTCGCTTTCCTTCGCTGTTAGACAACTGCACTATTGCTGTTGTTGGTGAAAGTATAACATTAACTTGTGAGGTCTGTACAAGCCCCTCACAAATTATTTTGTAAGGACTTACCCTTAGAACCCGTAGTTCTCTGCGCAGATGGGGCCAATGCCACGAGCGATGCTGTCACTGTCAGTCAACGCACGGCCACAGACCGAGCAGGCACCGAATTTCTGGCCGTAGGCTATGGCGGCTTGCGCTGGGTCGCTGGAGACCGCCACGATGCGTTCTGCGGCCTCTGTGGTGCAGTCGCGTGATGTGAACAGGCGACCACCCATAACCTTGCCCAAGTACAGGCCGTCTTCTTTGTTTTTGATGTAGATGGCACCAGCGTTTGCGCTTGTCTCGCCAGCAGGGCTAAACACAAATGTGTCGAGGCGTAACTTAGGGCGCTTCACGCCTGCTTCTTTGGCGTTGTTGAATGCCACCTCGATAGCCTCGACGGTTACCACTGGGGCTGACTGAGCGCGGGCGGCTTGCTCTGTAGCACGAGCGGCTTGGCGCTCTGCATCCTGCACCGTCAGGCGCTGGACGGTTTCCATCTGACGCTCTGTGAGGTGACCGAACTTGGTGAGCGCGTCAAGCATAGACTTGGCAAACTCAAAACGCGGTGCGCTGGACTCCATCCATGCGGCCTCGGCTGGATTGGCTTCTTTCCACTCGGCAACCTTAGTGGCTTGTGCATCAGCCTTGGCAGTAACGCGGCGCTGTGCGCTGGCCTTGGCCTTGGCGCGTGTGGCTGGGCTGGTCTTGAAAGTCATCTTGCCCTTGCCCTTGCAAGCAAAGCATTCGCCAGAGCGAACATGGACATAACCGAAGGTGACGCGGCCAGTGCCTCTGCACTTAGGGCACTCTTGCTCGAAGTAAGCCACCTCGAAGGTTGTGGCCTTGGCTGGTGCGCCAAAGTCCAAGTCGTCTTCCATGTCGCTGAAGGGGTTTGATGCTGTGTTCATATTCGCTCCTGATTCGCTGTTACCTGCTTATTGCAGTGATGCAAGTGTAACACCATATTTCACTATGCAGGCACTTTATCAATTTATTTTCTAAGTATTTTCCCTAATGTCTTTCAGCACCATGCCGTAGTCGTTGACTCCCTCTGGGACGGCCACCCAGTCCCTGCGGATCAGTGGGTTGCGCTTGAAGGGTGTGTAGTCCACATGGTGATGCCAACGATTGAACCGCCAGACCACCTCGGCCACATCAGGGTGCAGGCGCTGGAGCATCTCTGACTTGGGCAAGGTTCCCTCTTTGGCATAGAACTCGTCGGTGTTGCCGCCCTTCATGGTCTGGGTGGTGGCCTTCTCTTGCAGGAATGCGTTGAACTGCACCGTGCAGTATCTGGCCTTCAGCACGCGCAGGGACAGGTCTGTATCCTCGTTGTAGCGGCCTCTCCAGCGCATTGGCAGGCTGTTGTCAATGAGCAGGCAGGAGTAGATGCGGGTGTTCATTACAAACGCAGGCAGAGGCTCTTTGGCCTTGGCAAAAAAATCGTAGTTGAAACCAGCGATGGCGATGTTGGCGTAGCGGTCAACGAAATCCTCAGTGACTTTGAAAATGGTGCCCGATGTGACCTTGACCATGAGGTTGCGATTGAGCCTGTTGAAGGAGGCGATGTTGTCGTCCATGACCCAGTGCCTAGCATGGCCGAGGCTCATGGAGTGATCCCAGCAGAAGTTCCGAGCGGCCCCGGGGCCTTTGCCGCGTGCCTCGCCCACCTCGTCGCAGGTGTCGTAATTCCACAGATACCCTGCTGGCAAAACTAGCACCTTCTGCGGGTCGATCACCGCCGCATACTGGTCGCGCTCATGCTCCTCCACCACGATGTAGTAGGGCACATTGATGCGCTCCAATGCTTTGCTTGTCAGCCGCGTTTCCCAGCGGCCCTTAGACACAATGTAGACAGGGTACTTAGGGTTCATCAACCCACCTCAAATGCGCGGCCCTGCGGAACTCAGCGAAGGGGAACCAGAGCGCCTTCTGCTTGGGTGTGATTGTCTGCTTGATCAACTTGGCAAACTCCTGCACATCCTCCTCACATCGGAAGCGCAAATTGATCACGCGCTGTGGCATCAAGTCCTCTTGAAAGAACTCTGGCATACCCTGCCACTCTTTGCGCCAGTCGAACTCTTCATGTCCAAACAGGTCGGTCATTCTGGCTTGCCCTCCATCTTGAGATGCGCCAACAACTCTGCCAGTGCAAACTTGTTGTCTGGGTATTGCTTGATGTAGTTCTCGACCTCTTGCAGGACATAGCCGTAGCCTGCGTCAAAGCCTTTGATGTATTCGCTCATAGTGGTCTCACTCATTATTTTTTCTCCTGAAGGTTGGCCCATTTAAATTGGTCAGACATCATCTCGTCAAAGTCAAAGTGCTTTCCAAAGCAACCTCGAAAAGAAACCTCTTCATCCTCAAAACCCCACACCCTGTTGTCGTAGATGTGAACGGCGGAGGGCAGGCTGATCTGGCCGCTGACAAAGTCTTGGCCCTTCAGCGTTGCACGCCAGATGCCAGAGCGGTTTGACTTTGACTCGATCAAGTCCCAATGCTCCAGCAGGGTGTAGGTCTTGCTCTTGAGCATGAACCGTGGTGCCGTATTCTGCACATCGGCCCAGCCATCAGAATCACCATGCGTGCTGATCCATCGCAGGCATAGCGCAAGGTGCTGGCTCATCTTAGTTTTGTAGACCTTGCCCCACTTGCCACAGCAAGGGCAAAACGCGCCCTCGCTCTCAATGGCCTTGTTCCAGTGGTGGCGCATCTTGCCTAAGAACGCGCCCTCACCATCGAACATATCGAATTGATCGATCATGCTGTTTCCTCGATTGTGTCTGTAACAACAAACTCACCACGGTCGCCATTCCATGTGCAGTCTGGCAATGTGATCTTGAAGAATTTCACAACCTCCATGACCTCGGCCTTGGTCTTTTTGTAGTCGCACAATGGTGAACCTTGGTTGATCAAAATCCAACCGCGTTCGCTGTAACTCAAATAAATTTTAGGGTCGTTCATATCCGATTCGCTTTCGTTTTGGTTATGGGGCCGAAGCCCCGTTGGTTTATTTGCTGGTGACCTTCACGCTGAACACAGCGGAGGTATTTGTGCTTGACGCAATCAAGCCAGCAACAATTTTGTTGGCATCGATTTCTTTGTTTTGCTCTTGCAACAAGGCAGTAAGAACGGCCAAGACTTTTTTGTAGTCAACGGTTGAGCGGTTGCTCTCGATGTAGGTGGCCTTAAACAAAGCACCCTCTACAACCTTTGCACCGCCTGCGCTGGCGCTGTCCTTGATGTCGTCTTTGATTGCATCGGCTTGCTTGGTCAAGTCGGCGATCTGGGCCAAGAGTGAGCCGAGTGTGTCTACTGATGTGAAGTTGATGTCGTTGTTCATAATTCGCTTTCTGTTCTCTGGTTCTGCCTTGCAACAATTGCTTGGTCAGTGATGGTAGTGTAATTCAGTATTTCACCTTTTACAACTCTTTTGAAAAAATATTTTTTATTGTTGGGTTTCTACAACACCCAGCAATTTAAGGGTGTCGGCCAACAGAGCGGCCTCGTCATAGCCGTAGTGTTTCTCGAAGCCCTTGGTGCCCAGCCCGTGCAGGCCCGTAGAGCCGCGATGATGCTCTGGGCATAGCGGTATGACACTCATGTGGCTAGAACGGCCCCAGCCCCCCGCCAATCGCCTTGGATGGTGCAACTCAGCAGGCGTGCCCTCATACCCCATCCTGCGGCAGACCGAACAGCCCAACTCGGCCACCGCGCTCATGTGCTTTTTTTCTTTGAGCGTGGTCATTGCTTGCCCTTGGTAAAACCGCCACGATTCTTGAGGTCGTGACAGGTCTGGCATCGCCACTGCGGAGCGCCCTTGCTGGTTCGCACCTGCTTGTCTGCTGGTCGCAGGCGGCACACCTGACAGGTCTTAGGCTTATCGGTCATCGCTTGAGTCCTCGCACATAGACCGCGAAGGATGCGGCTGTATCGCCAAAAGATTTCATGCCATCGAACTCAACGGCCACCTCTTCAAGTGTCTCGTTGCGCAGGATGTTTTCTTCAGCAGTGAGTTGACGCTGGACAATCTGCCGCTTGCGCCAGCCAAGGGATTTCTCCAACTCATCAAACGCTTCGTCTTCTGGTGTTTTCATTGTGTTGCCTTTCCTTCGGCCCTGTTGTTCGCCTGCTCTGTGCGCCATATTTCCACGCGCAATTCAGCCGCCGTGATGTCCCATTTCAGCCGCTCCTCAATAGCCACAGCCTCCTTCAATCCTTCAAGCAATTGAATCATCTCTGGGTGTGCATATGCTTCGCGCTCCTGCGCTCCGATGGCGGTCTCCATCGACCGCTTCATCAAGATGCCCTTCAGGCTCTTGCGGTAATGCTCGATGTATGTGCGCTCTGCTTTTGCTTTTGCAAACAGCGCGGCGTTCTTCAGGATGTAGTCCACCGCTTTGTGTGGGTCTCTCTCTTCACTCATAGTAAGCCTTCCTTTTTGCGCGGTTGCGCTTGATCACCATGCCGACAAAAATTGCCAGACAAATCCAAAACATAAAGCCACTCATTGCCATGAATGTCCAAAAAAAATCTCCGAATGATTCAAACATTTACTTCTCCTTTTTTTTGTTACAAGACCAGTAATACCAACACAAAAGAATCGTTGCAATCCAACACAACGCGCCAGTCAACATCAACATAATCATCAAAATATTGAAGAGGTCACTCACCATAATTTTCTTTTGCCTCCATCATTGCCTCCGCTTGCCTGTATGCCTCGTATGCAATGTCTTCGTTCCTTGCGTTCTTTGGTGCTGTCTGCAACAGCGAGTGCATCGCAATCAACGCAACGATGTCAATCCATTCAGGTTCTTGTTTCATTCGATCTCCTCGATCTTTATTTTTAACATCCCACCGATGTCTGGTGCCCAGTAGATGCGCAGGTCAACGATCTGTGAATCGTCTTCGTACACACCAGCGTGGGCCAGCCCGTCGAGTGTTGCTTTCAGCAGGTTGTCCAAATCCCTGCGTCGCTTGTCTGGCCTCCACGCCTCGATCACCACGCGCAATGGGCCAGAGTAATGCTTGACCATCTTTTGCACCGTCATCTGGTCGCCAACGGTCTCACGGTACTCGCGCCCCTTTGCACTAATGATCATGCGACCATCAAAGTTGCGCCAGTAAGTGTTTACCGATGGAGGCCAAGGCAGTGTGAACTCAATCATTGACTGGCCTCATGCGATGGCGGATGGCTTCCGACAATTCCTCTTGACTCCACTGCAACGCAAGATCGGCGCACGCGTTGCGCTCTATGTAAATTGCCTGCTTGCTTGTTTGAATTGCAATCGCCATGATCTCTGCTTTCGCTTCTTTCAATGCCGCATCAAATTCAGTTTGCGTGAATAACTTCATGGCCCCAGAGTTGCCAAGTAGTTGCCTTGCTAAAGGGCTAAGTTCAGCGTCTTGCTTTGTCATTTCCATTCTCCTTCGTTACCTCGATTACCTTTGACCCATTGGTCTCTAACATCTTCTTCAAGTTTTGATTCGGGGTGAATTTCGTTCCACCCTTTTTTCCAACGCCCAGTGTGATCACTGTAGCCACGAAGCCAACGGTATGCACCATCGCGATCTTTAATTCGCATCTTGATGACTTCCCGAACGAGACAGCGGTGCATATGCTCACGGTCTCTTGCTCTTTGCTCCTCTTTGTCATTCAAAATCTTCCTCCATTGTCAAAAGACATCGGCACGCTGTTGTCGTATTCAACAAACTGCTGGCTGTCTTTGTGATACCAAAGCGAATACCAGTCTTCGGCCTCGCCGTTCCTTTGCTTCTCGCACATCAACATGGCGTCAGGGATCATCGGATCGACTGGCCCGTTCTGCGCTTGATGCTCTTTCTTTTTATTGCGCCAGACCATCAACACATTGTCAACTTGGTCGCTGATCGCGCCCGACCCTTTGATGTCGTTTTTGTTTGGCTGAATCTCTTCGCTTGCCAACTTGCGAATGTGATGTATCAAGTGGATGTGAACATTGTGATCACGCGCCAGCGCGGTCAACTCATCGACAAACATTTTCTGTGCGTTGTAGTCGTCCTCACCAGACACACACTTCATCAGCGAGTCAATGAAGATGTGTTGCACGCCCAACTCGACGGCGCTGTACCGAGCCACCGCAATCACCTGCTGTGATGTGACCGTACCCTGCTGGTCGTACAGCCACAACTTGCCGTGCGAAAAGTCTTGCAACCTTGTGACCAAGTCCATCAAATGCTTTTGCTTGTTCATGTACATCGGGCTGTAAATGTTCTCACCAGCAAACTGTCGAAGCATTCGTGTCAGCGTGCGCTTGGGCTTCATCTCAAACGATGCAATCATTACGCGCTGGCCCTGCTTGATCAAGTGCAGTGCAATCTGCCCTGTGACCATTGACTTACCGCCACCGTTGCCGCCAGCGTACAGCGTCACCTCACCTGCGCGGAACCCAAAACCTTGGTGCGTCTTCGGCCACGGCATCGATTGCTGTGGCTCTTCTTTCGGGTTGATAAAGTCTTCGCGCACCTCTTCTAAAAATTCCATTGCGCCGCGCACCTTCTGACCAACATCGTTGGCCTTGATGTACTTCTCGAAATCAACCTCATCAGGTTTGACAATCCGAATGCGACGCGCCTCGTCCAATTCCTTGGCCCGTTTTTGTATTTCAGATACCTGCATAAACCACTACCTCCTCTATTCGCTGTTGTGCCACTTTTAATCGCTCCATGTCCTCATTGCTGAGTTGTTTGCCCTTTGCCATGTCGTATGCCGCAAGCATCACCACCAAGCACTCAAACGACGCAATGCGTAAGAGGTCGCTGGCGTAGAACGCTGGCTTGACCTTGGCCTTGCCTGTATCGTTCCAGTCACGCTTTTTATCGTCTGGTGGGAACAGGTCGTTCATGTCCATACCAACTGCGCCGACCACATCATGCACCGCGCATCCACCAAAACAATGCACCAGTACGCGGCCATCTTCGGTTTCCCGAACTGACAGCGATGGTGACTTGTCCTCGTGCGCTGGGCACTGTGCAGTCCATGAACCATTGCGGCCCCTGACCTTACCTAGACGCGAAACAAAACGCTCGGCTGGGGTCATATCACCCTCCGCCCTGTTGCCTGCTGTTCGCCTGCATCGTCTTCCCAGCGGCGCTGGTTGATGTAAGTCAATGGCGCAGGATCAAACCCTGTTGTCCACTGCTCAGTCTTCTTCAGCCGCGTGACGCTGGCAATGATGGTGTCAGCCACCATGTCGAGGTTTTGCTTGAACCACTTCTTCTCGCACTCGGCGCGGGCAACCTTCCTTTTTGACGAAGGCCACGCAGACCAAAAGTCGTTGAATCGCGATGTTGTCGGTGCAACCGACGATATATTCTTATTCTGTATCTGTATCTGTTTAGGGTTAACCTTCGGTTTCGTTTCGGTTATCGATTCGGTTTTCTTCGGCCTGCCGCCTCGCTTTCCGAGTTGTCGATTATTTTCAACTTGGTGTTGATACTTTGCGATTTCAGCATCACAACGACTGTTGCGATACCCATCAACACCCTTGTCAAAAAATTCCCCCAAAACCGATTCGGTTATGTCCAAATCAAGGCGGATTTTGCGTGCAACCGATTCAGTTTCAAGTGGGATTGGCTTCTCGCTGATGTAGTACAAATCAAGCAGGCGGCGGTATGCTAAATCTTCAGCATCCGATAGGTGGTTGGTGTGTGTGATGTAGTCGCCCAGATAGAATTTGTACCAGATCACTTGATGTCTCCAAAGATGTCAGGCCGCAATGTTGCACGCAACACCTTGCCCTTTGTGTATCGTTCAATGGCAACGCAGACCTCTGCACTTGCCAACCCGCGCCCTGTGATGATTGCCGCCATCCACTGCTTGGTTACGCCCAAGTGTCGAGCCAGCGTGATCTTCGATCCTCGCGGCTTGTCTTCAAAAAATTCTTCCAATGTCATTGTGACCCTTTCGTGTTAGTGAAACTTGATCATACACCAAAAAATCATTTGTGCAAGCACTATTGCAAAATAAGTTAATGTGTGTATGATACCAACACATCAACAGCGAAGGGAGAGTGTATGCACAGCGAAGAGGAATACAACCAAGCGATGCTGGAGAGGCAACAGATGCTTGAGGAGGCTCTAGAACGGGCTGAGACAGGCGTTGCAACCGAGGACGACTGGAACACCATCCGCTTTGAATGCGGGGTGTCTAGACGGCCAAAATCAACTGAAACTAGGAGCGAATGATGGCTTTAATAGCGAGAGAAAGTGGCGGCGGCGGAACATTTACCCCAGTGCCCCCGGGGATGTACTTGGCGCGGTGCTACCGCATCGTTGACCTTGGCACACAAAAGAGCGAATACCTCGGACAGATCAAAAATCTGCCAAAGGTCATGTTGCAATTCGAGGTGCATGGCGAAGACGACGCAGGCAAAGCATTGGTCACGGCCAAGGGCGAACCTATGTCAATCAGCAAGAACTTCACACTGTCACTAGCAGAGAAGGCAACCCTGCGAAAAGACCTACAGACTTGGCGTGGCAAAGAGTTCACTGCCGACGAGTTGCGTGGATTTCAAATTGACAATGTGCTTGGTGCTTGGGCCATGATTGCCATCACAAAAGCGATGGGCAACAACGGCAAAGAGTACACCAACATTGCAAACATCAACTCGGTGCCCAAGGCCATGAAGGCAAACCTGCCTGAAGGTCACAACAAGTGCGCCGCGTTCTACATTGAAAGCCCAGACATGGATATGTTTGAGTCCTTCAGTGACAACCTTCGCGCCAAGATCGAGCAGTCACCTGAGTGGCAGGCCCGTCAAGGCAACCAATCCGCCAAAGCCGCAAGCACCCCTAAAGGTTCAGGCTTTGACGACATGGACGACGACATCCCGTTTTAAACCAAAAGGAGAGTGGCAATGTTTATTTCATCAACAGAAAAAATCAATATACAGAACGCAATTGAAAGTTTGCGGTTTAGCCTTGCTGACGCGAACACTGAGATTTTGTACCTGAAAGCAAAAGTCAAGGCGCTGGAGGGCAAGGCACCAGAGGCAAAGAAGCCTCGAAAGCAATCAACAATGAGCGCAGAGGGCCGAGCAAGAATAGGTGCCGCAGTGAAGGCTTATCACGCAAAGAAAAAACTGGAGAGAGAAAATGCTACAAGCATCAGCACCACGAGCATCTGAGTCAAATCACTGGTACACCCGTGATGGGGTGCCTCAGTACACCGTAGAGGCCAAGAAGGGGGGACAGCGTAACACCACCCTCCGCGACGCCCGCACGATGAACTTGGTGCCTAGCGTTACTACAATCCTCAATATCGCCGCAAAACCAGCCTTACTGGCTTGGATGCAACAGCAAGTGTTGTATGCGGCGCTCACGCTTCCACGCCGCCCAGACGAGCCTGAAAAAGAATACATCGACCGAATCATCAACGATTCCAAAGAACAGGGTCGTTCTGCGGCGGATGCTGGAACAGAAATCCATGCATCGATACAAGGACACTATGAAGGACAGACAACAGGAAAACACCAAGAGAGTGTTAGCGCCTGCACTACAGCAATCAAGAATCACTTCGGAGAAACTGTTTGGGTTTCCGAGCGTGCATTCGCACACGAGGCGGGTTTTGGAGGTAAGTGCGATCTATTTTGCGCTGGCTCCCTTAACGCCGTCATTGACATCAAGACCAAAGAGTTCACCGACCCCGCCAAGGTTGACGCCTACGACGAACACCTTATGCAACTCTCGGCATATCGAGTTGGTCTAGGCATTCCCAAGGCACGATGCGCAAATGTGTTTGTGTCTCGTAATGTCCCCGGCTTGGTCGTTGTCAGAGAATGGGAGGCCGAGGACTTAGATCGCGGCTGGGAGATGTTCATGCACCTTCTGGCATTTTGGCAACTCAAGAACAACCACAAGTAATCATGGAAAAAATCGAAGCATTCAGGGCCAGCGATGGAACCTTATGGGAAAACAAAGACAAGGCCGAGCGCCACGAATTGTTTCTTCAGAAAGACATGATCGTTGAAGAGTTTCTCGACAACGACATCAACCCCTACAAGGCGCTGGCGCAACGATCAATTGCACGAACCACTATCATCAACTGGGAACTTTGGAAGAACAAAAATGCTGAGTGAAGAGACCATCAAACAAATCTTTTTCTACTGCGATCTGCATGAACCCAACGCGGTTGTTGCCGATGATGTGGACATCGTTCAATTTGCGCACAAGATTGCGGCGTATGTTGAGCCTATCATTGCCGCAAAGGAGCATCAAAGATGCGTACAGATCGTAAGCCATATGAACCCAGAGGTGTCCCGCTCTCTGGAAAATCAGAGGCCGAAATCTTTGAGGCGTTGATGGAGGCGTACATGAAGGGCTTTGACGACGGTGTCGAAGAGGCCCAGCGCCAATTCATACAGACTCAAATTCTTCTTATGACGCCAGCAGGAAACGCATGACAGACAAAGTGATACCCATACTGCCAGAACGCGCCTGCGGGGAATGCACGGCCTGCTGTGAGGGGTGGTTGAGTGGGGAGGCCCACGGCCACACCTTCCAGCCGGGTCGCCCCTGCTTCTACCTTGACAAGGGTTGCGGCATCTACGAGACCCGCCCAGAAGACCCTTGCAAGACCTACAAATGCGTGTGGCTGAAGGAGGACACCTTGCCCCTGTGGATGCGCCCAGACAAGTCTGGAGCCATCGTTACCGAGCGCGAGGTCGAAGGGATCAAATACTGGGATGTCTCCGAGTGCGGCGACACCTTGAGTGCAGAGATGCTGTCGTGGCTGATCATGTACACCATCGACAATCAAAGCAATCTGCAATGGCGCGTCAAGAGTGGCCCGCTAAAGATCGGTCAAGCCGATTTCCTTGAGCAATAAAAAAGCCCCCAGTTACGGGGGCCAAGGGTAGGAGAGTGGCAACTGCAACTACCGCATCAATGTTAACCCACCGTGAGCCTTCTGTGGCTCTTTTTTTGGTGCCCACGGGCCTTTGTTGCCAAAATAATCGTGGGCAATCCAGACAGGAATCATGCCAATGCTTCCAACAGCCCCTACGCCCTTTATAGCCAACGAGGCTGGGCTGGTAGGGGGTGCCATCGAAGCGGTGTTCAGAGCGGCCTCTATGGCCCCTAAAACCGATCCAGAGTAATCACCCTGCTTGTATCGATCCACAGCCTCCTGCGTTGACAGGGTAGCGCCAGCGGCACCCAGCACATTACCAATGACTGGCAACTTTTCAGAGAACCTGCGGCCAGCCTCACGAGCGGCCATAGTCAGGCCACTTGGCTGTGCCGCCGCCGCTTCCTTGGCGGTCTGTTGTGCAGTTCTGGCGCTGATCTGGGCGGTCTCCAATTTGCCAGCATCAGACTTTGCCTGAGATGCCGCCTGCTGTTTGGCAGTGTTTGCTTTTCTCTTTGCATCAGCCGCCCGCTCACCAGCAGAAATCTTAGACTTGCGGGCTTGCTCAACTCGTAGTTCTGCCATTTGACGCTGGCGGGCAAGATCGGCCTCTGCGGCCAAACGCTTGGCTTCATCTGCTTGGGCGCGTGCCGCCTGCTCTGAGGCTTCTTGCGCTTGCTTTGCGGCAAGTTGGCCTTCGTAGTCAGCCGCCACGCTAGTTGGCAATTGCAACTGCACACCACTGGGGGTTGTTGCCAACTTAGTATCACCCATACCAAGTTCTTTAATTTTTTCTAAATTGGCGAGGTCTTCCCGAATTAAGCGCATACCACCAGTTGGGCTTTCTTTGGTTTGATCTGTGACCATATCCAAAATTGCCTCTGGCATTTGATGCTTTTGACCTGCGGTTCTGATTGTCCAGTTCCTTGGGCCAGAGTCTCCCTCTATCGTTGGGCCGCTGGCAGGGCCAACTCGTCCCTCTGGTGCAGAAGTGCCCGAAGGTAATGCGGCAGGCTCTACTGGTGGCACATAAGTCTTTGGCAAGCCCTTCAAGTTTTTCTGGGCTTCACGCAACTCATCTTCCATCAACTCTTTGCCCATCTTGCGCATATCAAATTCACGCTGGAGGGACTCAACATCAATTGGCTCACGACCTGAAACAACTCGCTCAACTTCTCCAACCCTAGTCTGAGCCGCTCTGGCCGCATCTTTTGCCGCCTGCACTTGCTGTGGAGTCTTCTCGCCTTCACCAACCAAATGCTTTTCAGGGCTTTGTAAAATCTTTTCGAGGATGCCTTTGCCAGCGCCAGCCCCTGCGGCGGCTAAAATTTCTGGATTCTCCAAAGCCTTCTCAGCAACATACTCACCAGAGTCGGCAATCGCGCCCATGACCTTTTCGGTCTTTGATTGCTCTGCCACAAGAGGCGGCAAAGCATCACCTTTGTCTGTTCTGGCCTTTGGTTCGTAACCTGCAAAGGGGTCTTTGGCTGACGGCTCTTTCTTTTCCGTTGTGGCGGCAGGTGTTCCTGCCTCAAACGAAGCAATTAAATCAGCAATTTTTTCCTCTGACCCTTTAGGAAAAGGGTCGGTGGTGCTTTGAAGACCAAGGTGTTGTGCCAGCCTGATCTTGTAATTTTCTCGCCCCTCTTCTGGATTTTCAGCCATCGCTGGCGCGTACTTGTCAATGAATGCGTTGGGGTTGTTCAGACCCTGCCGTTGCTTGGCGCGGATGTCTTGCATCAACGCACTGCGGCCAGCGTCTTTGTTTTCAAAAATGGCGAAGCCTCGGTCGTCAACTCCGATCTGACCTTTGTAGGTAAAGCCCTTGGGCCGCAGGTTCCCGGGGTTGTTGTTGTAGTCAGCAACCGATGTCATTTGGCTTTCCTTCCGCTGTTTTTCCAAGAGTCATCAGGCTGGCGCTCCCAAATGTAGCCATCAATTACGCGCTCATTGCTTCGGCCACCAGCGGGCTGTCCACTTGGCGGCTTTGCTTGAGGTGTTGCTGATGGTGCTTTGGTACTGAGCAGGTCAGTGTTGGCCTTGCGCACGGCCTCCAGCGTGGAGTCGTAACTCTTGCGCAGTGCCTTGAACTCGTCAGAACTGAGGCGGAACTTGTCGAACGACTTCCCGGGGTTCTGCTCACGCCAGTCCACCCACAGCGTAGCGGCGGCTTTGTCGTAGTCAGTGCGCAGTGCAAGCAACTCTGACTTGAGGCCAATGACGCGTGCGGTGTCTGTAGGCAACGCCTCGACTTGCGCATACAAGCGGCCTTCGCTCTCGGTTGTGGCACCTTCGCCCGGTGCCCTCGACGCCTTACGCAACTCAACCGTCAACTGAGCCGACTTCTGCGCAAACATTTGCAGTGCCTCAATGTCCTTGTCTTCCAATTTGTATTGCAAGATTGTTCGAGGATCAATGTTCAATGGTGCGCCCATCTTCTCAATAGATCGCAACACCGCATCCTTGAGGGTCGCAGTTTGCATCAACTGGAACACACGAGGATTGCTGTCAGCGTAGGCAGACATATCCAACGCAATTTGCTTGGTGTTGTCTGCGGCCTGACCCCTATCAATCAGAACCGATGCACGCTCTTCTGATTTTGTGATGCGGGCTTTTTGAGTTTCCTCTTCAGCCTTACGATCTAGTTCTCTTTGGCTAGAAGTCCTCATGCTTGACTCAGCAGAAGATGGCTTGCCATCCTCAGGAGGCGTGTAACTTGTTCCACCAATACCGTTGGCAGAGTAGAAGCGTGCAAACTGATCCGCCCTCTGGGGATGCCCCGGTGGGAATTGCTTATTCAACTGCTTGATTTCAGCCAACTGACCTTGCGTAACCTTCTCCACACCGACAAAAGGAATAGATGTTTCAATCGTTGTCTCAAGTCCAGTGTCAACCGCTTTGCCAGTGTCCTTGCGGATCACGCCCTGCGCCGTACTCATAAACTTGTCTTGCTGGAACTTGGCCTGCTCCATGACTTGCTTTCCGTACTCAGGGCTGATGGCATAGGCCATCTGAATGTCGCGCTCTGTGATTGGTCTTGCTTCACGCGGTGCGCGTGCAGGGGCACCACCAGCGGCTGGAGCGCCCTCAGTAGGTGCGCCACCAACGGGTGCGCCAGCAAGAGGTGATCCACCAGCAGGGCCAGTCACCAAGGTAGTCAACTCTTTGGGATCGTAGCCAGCCATTTGCATCTGGTGTTCAAACATCAAGTTCTGGCTTTGCATTGCGGCCTGCTTCTGGGCCAACTCAAGTTTGGCTTTGTCAACTGCTTGCCTGCGGGCCAACTCTTTGTCAGTCTCTGACGCATACGCTTCAGCGGCGTAGCCAGCAGACTCACCAAAGCCGCCTGTCTTTGTTGGCCTCAAAAAGCCAGAAGCCGCCGCCATCAAGGCAGGGTCAAACGCTGGCTTCATGCGCGAGTCAAGACTGTTTTTCAACGCTTCAATTTGTGAATTCAAAGCCTCTTCCTGCGCACGCTTGTTGCGCAAAGCACGCGCCATGAAGTCTTCTTCAGCAGGGGTCTCTTGCTCTAAGCCAGAGATGCGTTGTGCGGCCTGCGCAGGATTGGGTGGCTGGGCAGGCTGTGCATTAGGTGCAGGAGGTCTTACGGGGGCCATTGCTCCCAACCCACCCTGTGATTGTGGTGCTGTTGCCATTTATTACCTCGCCATTTTTACTGTACCGCCGCGTGCCAAATAAGCATGGGCTTTTGATCGTTGGGCCTTGCCGCCGTTCTTCATCATTACCGCGCCGCCGTCTTTTTTCATAAACGCGCCAAGGCCAGTTAATAGGCCAGCAATTTGAGACAGAGGGCTGTTGGAGTATGCGCCAGCCTGTGGGCCAGTTTTTTGTTCAATCGAGCCACCGGGGACTTGGTACTGCTTCATCAACTGAGAGAACGCTTGCGCTTGCGCCATTGGGTAGTCAAGCATCTTCTGGCCGAGCGCCTGTTGCTGACCGCCGTACTCGCTCATGGCCTTGAGGCCAGACAAACCCAAACCTTGTTGTGCTTGTCCTAAGTTTTCAAAACCCTGACCAGCCTGTAGGGTGCGAGTCAAGTCTTGCTGTGCAAACTTGCCAGCCTCTGTGTAACCAGACTGGAGGGCTTGCATTTGCTTACCCAGCAAATCAGACTGAAGGTCACGCAAAGAGTTGCCAGTGACTTGTGCCTGACGGCGTGAGCCAAACTGACCAGAACCAGCCGCCGCCGCGCCAAGGTTTGGCAGGATGTTTTCTTGAATGCTTCGCTGTTGCAGGCGACCCATCTCATCCACCACGCCACGGGTGTAGGGGTTCATGTAGTCGGCCACCACATCAGGCATGGTGGTCGCGCCAGCCTGACCCATCAACTGGGATGCCGCGCCCATCGAGCCAGCGCCAGAGAATGCTACATCAGGCACCATCTGGAAGGCTTGTTGTTGCAGTGGACTGAAGCCAGCCACACCGCCCTGCTGGACGGCGTTCTGACCAAGGTTAGCAATGTCTTGAAGGTAATTGGTATAGAACTCTGGCGCAGTCGCTTGCGTCTGCGTCGTCGTCGTTACATCTGGTAGGGGATCACCCTGAAACAGTCCAGCCATTATCTGGCTCCTTTCAAGTAGGAAGTAAGCGCCTTAGTCTTGGGCGGAATTTTGTTCACGGGCGCAGAACGCTTGTGCCTTCTGATATTTTCCCTGAATTTGTCCAGAGCCTGTGCGCCTGCTTTTGTAGAGCCGTTGCCGATCTGGGCCACAGTCTCAGCGTCAATCACATACTCGCCGTCAGCCAACATTGCTGGGATGTCGTCAGACTGGCCGTCACCTGCGCCGTGTACCGCCGCGCCTTGGCGGAAGTTTAAGCGGCCTTGAGTGATTGGCACATTTGACCAAGCAGGCAGGCCACCGCTCTTCATGCCTACGCCAGCGGGTGGAATGCCTTGAGGGATAGAGGGCTGTGTTGGAGCCATACCCATCTGGGGCAGTGCCTGCTGTGGAGGCATCTGTTGTGCGTTCTGAGCGGCCTGTGGGGGCATCTGAGGTTGCATCTGTGGTTGCTGTGGCTGTTGCTGGAACGGCGCTGGATTGCGCAAGTTCTGCAAGGGGTCAACAGGTGTGCCAAAGGTGTAGTAAGTCTGGGGCGATGTCTGGCCCAAGCCGCCTTGTGGCTGACCACCAGCGGCCATACCTTGGCCCTCATCGGCCATTGCTTGGTCTTCGGCGTCACCTTCCATGAACTGATCAAGACCAGAGTCTTGAGCGTCATAGCGTGCGTAGTCGCCAGCGTTCACCTCATTGAAGCCGGGGGCGTTCAAGTTCTGATACAACTCTTGACCATAGAGTTCAGGCATCTGCTCTGGCGTACCGTACTCGTCGTAACCGACATAGCGTGCTGGGCCAATGCCAAAGTCTGTAGTGCGTGGATCGATTGAGCCAACGCCAGTCATATCAAAATTAGAGCCTCCACCGCCACCACCGCCAAACAGGTCGGAGTCACTTAGCAAGGCACCAAGAACAGCGCCAGCCGCACCTGCGCCACCGTAGGTGTTCAGACCTGCAAGCAGATTATCAATTGCGCTCTTGGTGCTTCTTTCTTCTTGTTGCTCTTGAATTCTTCGCTGAATGGGCGTTTCGTTATCGATACCAACCGCACCCGTACCACCAGCACCCGTTACTTGCGTGGGGCCAGTAACTCGACCACCACCCAAAGGAATCACATTACCTTGAGGGTCGTAGACATTCACAATGTTGCCAAAGCCATCAGTCACGATAGCGTTGCCTTCATCGTCGTATGTTGTTTCGTATGCGTCAGTAGCCCTGAACACATTGCCGTCAGAGTCATATGTCACGGTTGAGCCGTCATCAAATGTCTCGATGCTAGAGCCATCATCGAAGTATTGGCGGTTGCCTTGACCTGCTTGAGTCAAACCGCCAGTTGTAACTGGCTCGTTGTTCTGCGCAACAACCTCACCGTTTGCGTCAGTCACAAACACGATGTTGTTGTCAGCATCAATGGTTACTGTACTACCGTCGTCGTCCACATAAGTAGCGGTGCCGTCACCGTTAGAAACAAACCCTTCAGGGAATCCTTCTGGTGTGAAATCTAATCCTGTGCCTCGGCCCTCGTTACTGTAAGTGTTACCTACTGGATTACGATTTCCAGTCAATGTGTAACCCGTCATTGTGGGGTCGTCTGACTCACCGAAGTTGTAACCAACATTTTGGAAATCTTGAATTTCTTCAGTTGTATCTGAATAGTTGGGATCACGCGCAGACACACTGCGAGGCGTAAATGTAGACTCAGCCTCATCTGTTGATTCGGTTACATCAACAACTTCACCGTCTGCGTCGTAGGTGATAGAAGAGCCATCATCAAAGTATTGAGTGATTGTGCCGTCTTCGTTCTCTTCTTCTGCAACTGGTTCGCCATCTTCTTCTTCACCTTCTGTGTCGCCGCCTTCTTGCATATGAATCAAGCCGCCCTTTTTCTCACCGTAATCAATGTCGTCGTATGAGTAGTCATCCTCATAAGAGTATTCGTCATCATAGGAATACTCGTCTTCAGCAGAATATTCATCTTCAGCGGTGTATCCATCTTCTGTATCGTATTCATCTTCAG